TTAAAATAATAATTTCCCGTCTTTTTTATCGAGTATTGCTTTGAACACCCTTTTATAGATTTCGTACAGTTCCTTTTTGCTTTCTGGACCTGGCCAGTCTGCAAATGATTCTCCGGCGAAGAACTTCCAAGTAAAGATCCTGATTGCATTTTCAGATATTTCAAGGCTATCTAATATCTCCCTGACGTCCTGCAAACGATCACATATATATTCGTTCTTATCCGGCTCTTCCTCCTGGTTGTCGATAATGTTCAGCCGTCGCCAGTCAACGTTGTCGTCTGCAGGGATAGGCTTGTACTTATGCCGGTACGGGGATGTGTCTGAGGTCACGTTTAGCTTGATCATCTGCAAGACATAAAAATCAAGTTCAGTATATTTACCTTGCTTGGAGTCCATAAGCCGGGATATATATTCCAGATCTTTTTGTAATAGCATGCACATGACCTCGTTTAACACGTCGATCGCCTCGTCTGTCATTCCGGCAAGTGAGCAGTGATACTTAGCGTAATCAAGCCACCTGTCGTAACGTTTCTCTATATATTTATTCAAAGCCTCACTTGCCATAGTTGTCGTTATTTAATATATTTGTTCTCGGTTGTGAGAGGGTGGCGCTGTGAGGCGCTGCCTTTCTTTATTCAAACATAGCTTCAACCTGCCGGGCAAATTTCCCGGCTGTAACAGCCAGGCTCCTTTGTGTAAAGCTTTTCCCATGAATAGTCCTGGAGTAGATTCTGCCGGACCGGAAGTATTCAAATGTTGATGATTTATCATCTGAATAAATCGAAACAAATCCTGTTTGACAAACATATATTCCTTTCATGTACTTCCCGAATTCCGATCTACGCGTTAAAAAATTTGCAAAAGGTTTGTTGACTTTATAGTCACTATCAAATGTTGTCACCATCGTCTGTTTGTTTAATTTTAGGTGTAAAAACTAGTGCTAATAGTGGCCATGCACTATTTACACAATCGCATGCTGTTCCTATCAAAGCAAAGAATGCAATGTATATCAATGCAATTCCAATCCATTTCATATTCAGTTATTTTTATTCATGAATGACCTAATAAATCATATAACTCCTTCGCTCTGGAGCATGTATCAAAGCCTTGTTTAAGGCTTTCCAATATTCGCAGAAGAAGATCTTCTCCTAATGCGCTTTTTATTTTCTCCTGGTTTCTCAGAGCGTACCTCATGATTACTATATTGTTTACAGCCGTAAGCGGCAAAGTTGACCTGATGCATTGGGGTTCCCTGTCCTTTGAAACAAGGATATCGAATACATTTTATACATTTTCTTCTCGGGTATTTGTTGGCATCTCTTTGCTCCTTAACTCGATCAACACTTAAACTCATATTCATTATTCGTCCTCCTCTGTTTCGTCGAACATGTGTGCCATCATATCGACAATGTTAGTTTGTATATTATCTTCTGCACCAAGAACAGCATTACTGATGTGCTTTTTTTCTTCGATGATCCGGTAGAGCTTCTGGTCAATCGTCCGGCGACCGAGTAGATAATAGCAGTTCACCGAGTCTTTCTGCCCGATACGATGTGCCCGGCTCTCAGCCTGATCACAATCTGCATATGTCCAGGGTAGCTCAATAAAAGCTACATCGCTCGCAGCGGTAAGGGTAATACCGGCACTGGCCGCTTTGATTGAGCAGATAATAATGTCCGTTTTGGGGTTCTTTTGAAAAGCATCAACGGAAGCCTGTTTCTCCTGCATATTCTGTCGGCCAGTGACGCATACGGCAGAGGGGAAAGCGACAAGTAGCCGGTCTACAATTTCATGCAGGTTGCAGAACAGGATAATCTTTTTCCTGTTTTCCCGAAAGTCCTTAACGAAATCGATTACCTCTTTCAACTTACCACGTGCTGTAATATCTTTCAAAATACCGATACGGACCATCACTTCTCCTTTTAGTGACTTTTGAATCTTTTCGTCATCTGCTTCCTTGTATCGCTTCAAGTAATCGATCAGGTCACGTTCGGCATCTTGATACTCTTTTCTGTTTGTGATATCACAGCTCATAACCTGGCGAACTTTATCCGGAAGCTGGGTAAGTACTTTGGACTTTTCTCGGCGGAAGAAGCAATTCTTCCAAAGCATAAAGTTTAATTCCTTTAGGTTAGAGGCTCCATTGGGTCCAGAGCAATATCGGGAAACAAAGTATTTCCAGCCTCCGAAATCGATCATGCGATCCATAATCCCTAGTTGGCAAACAAGGTCATTAGGTTTGTTGACAACGGGTGTACCAGTCAGCAGAATGATATATTCCTTTCCGGAAGCGATACCTTTGCAGAACTTACTCTGTTGTGTAGATGTTGACTTTACCTTGTGGGATTCGTCTATAATTACCGATTTGAAGAGTTTTATCGTCTGATGGAACTCCACATCTTTAAGAGTCCATTTTTCGGACTTTGTGATCCTACGGACGAAATACTTCCGCAGACTTTCATAGTTGACAATGAAAACCTGATTCATGCCTGTTTGCCAGAAAAAAGGCCAGCTGGTACGCACTGAGTCAGTCAAGACCATAGCCTTCTTGTCGGTGAACTTCGCCCACTCTCTTTGCCAGTTGATCTTAACCACATTCGGGCAGATAACCAGGCAGGGAAAAGCATTAGCCTTGTTGATTGTAGCGATAGCCTCCAATGTTTTTCCGAGCCCCATGTCATCGCCGTTAATAAAGCGCTTTAGTTGTAATCCACGTGCTATGCCTTGAAGTTGATATGGGTACGGCTGTATCTTAAGCCCGTGGTCTCCTTCCAGCTCCGGCATGTCCGGGAGTGTATAGGCGATATCTTCATCGCTTTTTACGGCTTTCTGATCTCCCCAGATAACTGGCTCAAAATGTTTGATATAATAGGAAAACTGATCAAGTTCGGCTTTGCCTTTGTTCGTGGCAGGTACCAACCAAGCTCCGCTAGCCTTGTCCCACCGGCGGCCGTCAACGGTAATAGATTCTTTAAATTTGTCTACTACCTGCTGACGATACCGGTCAAACTTGACTGCGTAATAGCTCCCATATTGAGTATTTTGCAGTGTAATTAACATAGTGGTAATTGTTAGATGATTAAGCGTACGGATCGAATGCTGGAACTTCCTCTGCGGCTTCGTTCATTTGCTCTTTCTTAGACTTGCGTCCACGCTTTTTGGGTTTCTCTACAATGTCGCCTGTGATGTCGGATTCTTCAGGTGCATCGAAATCGAATGATTCTTGTTTGATTCCGCATTTGCCTTCGAAGAGATAAGCGTCTACTTCGTAACTGCATCGGTCGATAGCTTCTTTCAGTTCTGCGCCATACGGGTAGCCGTCGCCGGTTTCGTCCTCGTATTTTGTAAACGGAACAGAAAGATTCAAAACTTGTCCGCTTTTCAGCAGCTTTTGCGCCTGAATTGATGCACCGGCAGATTCATCGTTACCGCCTTTGCTGTATCCGGTAATTATGATGCTTTTCAATTTTTCATTCAAATCATCATCGGACGGTTCGGCTACATTAATCAAGGTAGCCTCGTGCATTTCGCATATTTTTACCACGTGTGGTTTGAGACGATCGAGAGCATAACGTAAATCGGAATGAATAAACTGCTCTGAATCCTTGATGATGTTGTTTTTGTAGTTCGCATCTAAATACTTTTCAGTGTATTCGGCAGTAAGTTGGTTGTTTTTTACTTTAACTTTCTGGATCTCGTACACGGGTTGTTCTTTTACTAATTCTTCCATGCTCATTTAAAATTTAGGATTGTTATAACTCTGAGGCATTAACCTCATTTCTTTTTTCTTGTATTAAAAAATTGTTTCTCTCCAGTAGATATGACTACGGCTATACCCTGTTCTGTCAGCTCTTTACCATTTTTTCGGAAGAACCTTCTTACCGTCTGTGTTGGTAAATTAAGTTTGTCACACCATGTTTTGAGAGGATGTTCTTCTCCTTGATAATTAAGCATTATTGAATTTCTATGCTTTTCTCGATTCAATGAGAGTGGAATCCATTGACAATTGTCTGGAGAGTAATTGCCTTTACAATCAACTCGATCGATGGATAATGTTTCTTTATATCCATTGTTTATTGCCCAATTGTAAAACCCGTCAAAATCTCTCCATTCATCACATACGGTAACGCCTTTTTCTCCGTAACTCTTAAAACTTTTGTTCTTTGGATAATAGCATCGCTGTATCATTGATGCCCAAACTCTGTATAAAGGTGTTTTTGTTTGTCCGTGAGTTGTAAATCGATTTATTGAACTTTCCTTTTTTAAGCAACCACAACTAGATGTATGTTTTGTTATCAAATCAGACGAGGATACAGAAACCTCCTTGCCACAATCACATTTACACAACCAGATAACATTCTTTTGTGCGGTCCGACCATTTTCTCTAATTACAGTTAACCGGCCGAACTTTAAACCTGAAAGATTTTTTTTATTTCCCATGATTCATATAATTAATAGATTGCATTTCAGCACGAGCTTTTGCGATCAGTGTCCGACACCACTCTAGCTGATGTGTCGCGGTACGGTTCAGACGCTCACACCAATCGACAAAGTATTGCTCCTCCTTGCATAGGCTATCAATGATCGCATTTACAGCTTTGGATGTTGCACCTGCCCGGCTGGCTGTCTCTCGGAGAGTATCGAATACCTCAGACTTCTTTTTCCCGTTTAGATAATACTTTGCATCTGCAAGTAGTTTTCCTGTACGGGCAATGTAAACAGCCAAGTCATTTCCACGGAGAACAGCTTCCTGTACATCTTCGCTCATTGTGATATTCAGAAAAGAGTCGATTACAGCTAATTCTTCGGCAATACTCTCGATCGGTGTAATATTCAGATTCATTCTGTTTATTTTAAGATATACTCGTGATTACATCCCGTACAATGGAGTACCGGGAAACACTCTCCTTTGACCGTTGTCTGGTATTTTTTCACGACCATTGGTGCACCGCACTCCGGGCACTTAGTCGATAATACCCGGATGAACCAGGCGATGATCTGTTTAAAAAACTTCTTCATATCTCATTCAATTAGCATCCACCATCGGAATGCAAGTTCGTCGTATTTTTCTTTACCCTTCAGATAAATAGGGTCATCGCGTTTGATAAAGACCTTAAATATCTTTTGGTTCTTTTTAGAGATCCCGTAAATGAAATCCTGTCGGCTTCCGGCAATATCCATGTACCAGGCGCGGGAACGGTCCCAGTCGAAAAAGTCGACGGCTTCATCGAACTGTTTTTGAGATTGGGCGAAGGTTGTCTTCAAATCTCCACCGAAGCTGAATGTGGGTAACCACCAGTCCCATTTGCATCGAGTGTCAAGAGTGTACTCAAAGTTTCCGTACTGAAATTTTTGAGCTTTGTTTACCATAAATCTCTGCGTTTCGGCCTTTGCTAAAACTTGAGCCAGGAACGGATCCCGGCGGGCTTCCATCCGGAGAGACTTGATCATAGCCAGAGCCAGCTCCCAGTCTTCGCCGGAATACAATACATCGTCTACCATGCGTTTGTCATACCGGACCCGTTCCTGTTCCGTCAACATGGCATCCACCAGGCTGCCGAACTTGAAGGCTTTCTCCTTATCCCCATACTGCGTACGGGGATAGAGGAGGTTCTTTAGTTCTGTCAGGTCAGAGTTGCTAACCTCCGACCGTTGGTAATACGTATCTTGCATCTTCTTCTTTGAGTTTTAGGTATTCAATGACGGCAAAGTCAAATTCAAAATTGTAGGTGTTGTCCATCAACCATCGAAACCATTTACGACCTTCGTCTGTATCGAGAATCTTTTTTAAGATACCGGGGTGCTTCCGGTATTTCCCGAAGTTTATCCATGAGGACAGATATAGTTTCTTTCCCATATTATTTAGCTGTTACATCATCGACATACTTCACGAATCCGGACTGGATTTGCTCGCCGTCTTTATTCACAACTTTCTCGCAGTAGGTGATCATCTTCTTATGTACCTTTTCCAGATCTTCCATGCTCATATTGATTCCTTCGCGAGTAAACCACATCTGATATACCTGAAGGAACCCCTGCGGGTTGGTGATCTGTATTTTCTTCTTAACCTTTGCCTTTGTCGGAGTAGATGGCATACTTGCGGCTGAGAAATCAAATGCGGCCTGTACTTCGGCTGCCGCTTTATCAGCTTCTACTTTGGCCTTAGCTTCTTCTTCCTTACGTTTGCGCTCTTCTTCCTGCTTGCAGAGTTGTTCCTGCTGTTCTTTTTTGCGTTGCTCTTCCTGACGAGCTGCTTCTACCGCATTTGTTCGGCGCAATTCTTCCTGTTCTTCCAGCTGCTTCCGGAGAGATGGCAAGCGATCGATCAGAGACTGTTTCAAGTCGTCTAATTCAAAAGAGTAACGCTTTGCATACTCTACCTTCTTAATAGAAGCTAATTCGTTTTTAATACAGGTTCGGGTGGCTGCGTCCATGTAAAAGGTCTGGAAAGTATCTTTTACGTTATTGGCGAAATCGGTCCAATTGAAAGTCACATTAGCTTCTTTGATTTGTCTGCATACATCATTGTAAGATGCTAATGTTGCATGATCGTACATACCATTTAGAGCATTGATATGTCTGCTTACATAATTGGCATAAGTAGTATCTAGCAATAGAGTGATATCCGCTTTATATTGAGCCTTCTCATTTTCGGCTAACTGTTTTCTGCGAGCCTCTTCTTCGCGTTTTTTCTGTTCTGCTAGTTTTTTAGCAGCATACTCATTACGCGCTTTCTGAAGACGGTAGGGAATAGTCCCTGCGACCTTTATATCAATCTGATTTTCCATCGTAGTAAACATCTTACTGATAGCTGTAAGCATCTGGGTAATCGGTTTACGACGTTCGTTCATGTTGACAACTGTAATCTTTACCTTATTGAGGTATTCAGAGACAGCTGTATCGAGCTCATCAGAATTAATACCCTGGAGACCTTCTATGGTATCCAATAGGGCGGCACCAGCCTTGTTGCACCCTGATACTGAGAGTTCGTTACGTTCTAGTATTTTGGGAGTAGTTCCTATAATATCATTGACCTCTTTCGGCTTGATTGGAAGATTGCTGCTATTGTTTGTTTCCATAATTTTGTTGATTTATGAGTTAAAATCCAGCGTCATCGTCTTCTTGAGTAGTTTGTACCTGTATAATTGGCTTCTCCGGTTCCGGGGTATTGTCTCCGAATCCGGGAGAAAGGCTGTTCTCTGTTACAACTTCTACTTCTCCGGCCTCTTCAATACCATAGTCTATCTCTTGCTCTTCATCTCCGGTCTCCAATGTGGTAAACTGGCCTGTACGCACTTTAGGATAGGCATCGAAAGCATGTTTAATCATTTTGTTTTCGAGAAAACCTGGGTCGATCTGTCCGTCATTAGAAGTGTATAGCGCATTTGCCTGACCATTTTCTTTGCGTCTCGTCTGATCATTCCATTTAGCATTAGCTCGTTCGCTATATGCCTTCAAACGAAGAATGTCTCCTTCCATCAACCATTGATAATCTTCTGATCCGTCATTGCGAACGATACGGATAAAAGCAGCAATCACCTTAGTGGAGGTTCTCGGGCATTTGGCAGAATACTCAACGAACTTGATACCTTTATTGAGAGACACACTGAACTGATCACCCTCGTAAACAATTACAGGATTATCTACATATTTCACCTGTCCGGCACGCATACGCATTGTAAGTTCTCCATAAGCTGTTACGCTAACAGATGCACGTTTCTCATAGATGTCCTTTCCTCTCTCATCTTTATGACCGGTCTTTACGCTGCGTGGCAGTAGGTAGCAATGCGGTCTGCCAGTGGGATCAAGCGATAATCCGTTTACAGCCATATCCAAGAAGCAGCCATAAAGGGACATTTTGCTGCAATTTGCTAATTCGGGGTTTTCACGGAGTAATTTTTGGAAGTTGAATACTTCCTTTTGATAGATTTGCGTTCCGGTCTGTGTTCCCCAGATAGCATTATACATTTGAATGAACTTTGCTTGAACATTCTCATTCTCGACAATCTTAGTTGCCGGCAGAGCATTCAGCTCTTCTACTTTTACGATAATTTTGCTTGACATAATGATTATGATTTATTTGTTAGTTACTATTCTTTCAATGCGCAGTATGCCATGCTGATAAACCCGGCTACTGTGATAATTTGCTGGAAATATCCCTTGATTATTCCTACGAACCCTAGAATCGCTAAGGCTATGAAAAAGGCGCAGCATAGCCACCTCGATATATCTTCGAGTTCCCAAAAGTCAAATTTCATCAGAATATGTTTTTGAAAATTTTATTTGCCGGTAGCGCATTTCCCAGTATATCCATTGCGCTTGCGGTTTCGAGTTCGGAGCGTTTGAAGTAGTACTTCCCGCGTTTTGAATTCCCTGTCGGATAGCCGGTAATCCAGCCTTTTTTCCGCCATTCGTTGATCAATTCTTTTTTGTACTCCCGTTCAGCATCAGCGGCAGTTACTATTTCCGATAGCAGGCCTAGACCTTTCAACGTTGCAATAGTGCCAATCTTAATACTAGCGGTTACAATTTCTTCTATTTTTCTATCTTCCATTTTAAGCAATGCCGTTTACGATTAATACTTTGGGTTGTAGAGATTCGAGTCGGATTTTAGTGTAAACACCCTGCAACGCTTTGCCTGGGATGCCTTGCTTTGTTATTTATAATTTTATTCGTTTTTGAATAGATTTTTATCGTTTGCATATCTCATGAACTCGGCCATGGTATGTATATTTAGTTTCCGGAAAGCATTCTTCCGGTGGTTCTTTACGGTGTGAGTAGAGAGGAATAGCTCTTCGGCAATTTCTTCGTCACTTTTTCCACGGTAGCAGAGCCTCATTACTCTTAATTGGCTATCAGATAGAGTACTGTTGAATTTTGGATTGCAAATGACATTGAAGTACTTGCATTCTCCCCTTAATGGGCACCCAACGAACTCAAAGTGAAAATTCCAGTTTTCATCAACATCTATTTCATTATCATACAAACCGAAATTGCATTTGATAAACCTGCGAATTGCTAAAAAATCCCGGTACAAGCGGTTCCCTTCATATTTAGAGTATACGTCCCTCAATGCTGCATATGCTTCCGGATAGAATTCTTCTAAGACTTCTAAAAAACGTTGAATGAAATCGGTATCCGATTCCTTCAATTGTCGCTCTGGAAGTCCCTGTTCGCGGATTGTGACATCTCCTTCAGGTGTCGTGTAGAATTCTATTGCTCGCATGGCTGTCCCTCCGGAAAAAGAATTTCTACAGGCGTTCCGAGTTCATGTGATATAGCCTTTTTACATAGCTTGTCGGGTTTGAATACCCCTCTAAGCCAGTTGTAGACTGTTTGCTCTGAGCGCTCTGTTGCGTTTGCAATTCGTCTGACAAACTCCTGCTTAGGAGTGGGGACTTCATCGAGCGCCTCATATCTATCTTTAAAAGATAGTGCACCTGCTTCGTGATACTGTGGGTTCAATTTTTTCATTTTTACCTCCTTACATTATTTATATATATTCTGTACTTTATATTTTCGCAACTACTATTAATAATTACAGGTGCAAATATGGAACAAACTTGTGAAATATACAAGTTTAATTGTGAAAATCTTAATGAAAACTTTCGTTTTTCGCAAGTTGTCATGTGGGGATTGTGTGTAACTTCATAAGTATGAATGTAATAGATAACATATTTAAGATAATGTCTCAAAAGGGTATCAAACAACGTACGTTGGCTGATGCTATGGGGATTGATGAGTCCCAAATTTCTGTAATGAAAAAAGGTAATCGCGATTTGAAAATCTCGGAGGTTGAGAATATCGCAAGTTGCTTAGGAGTTTCTATAACAGACCTGTTCACTTGGCCGGAGCGATATGTTCCAGCTCATAATCTAAAGTCTGAGGCATCCCCGAAGGTTATATTACAGTTAGAACTTGAGGATAGTGATGTAAAAGCGGATGTTATCAAGTTGGCATTTGGTGATAGGGTGCTAGAAATAACAAATAAATAATATAAAACAGAGATATCATGGAAAGTTTAGAAGATAAGGATAAGACTATAGCAATCTTAAAGAATAGAAATGTTAAAGTACTTAGAGATGTACAACGTCTTGAGATGGAATTGGCTGCAGTTCAATGTGAGAATGATAAATTGCGTAAAATAGCTAATTTGGAAAATGAACAAGATTTTCTTTCAGCTATATATGGAAATTTTGATAAAGATTAAATTGTATACGATGAAAATAATATCACTTTTTAACAATAAAGGAGGTGTCGGTAAATCAACACTCGCATTCCATTTATCACACATTTTGGCTGAAATGGGATATAATATATTGATGATTGACTTAGATCCTCAATGTAATTTGACAATTTGTGGAATGGAGGAAGAGTATTTACATGAAATTTGGCGTGAAGAAGATCCATTTATAGATGATTTCGACTCTACAAAAAGGAAATATAGTGCAGGAAAGTTTGAAAAATTTATTCATAAACCTAAAACAATTCATTTTTTATTAAAACCCACAGAGGATGGAATTAGTGAAACTATAGAAATTCCTAGCCCTATACATATAAAGAATAATTTAGATCTAATTCCTGGAAGATTAACAGTTCATCAGTATGAAGCTAAAATAGCAGAAAGGTGGAGTGGCGCATACATGGGAGATCCTCTTGCTATAAGGACACTTACCAATATAAGAACGATAGCAGAAGAATATGGTGTTCGCTTTCATTATGATTTTGTAATAATTGATACTTCGCCAAGTTTAGGTGCATTAAATAAGTTGATAATATCTACAGTTGATGGATTTTTAATACCTGCTTTACCTGATATGTTTTCATTATATGGAATTAGAAATATAGGAAATTCATTAAAGCAATGGAAAAAAGAATTTAGTACGATATACACATTGATATCAGATGATAAAAGAAAAAAGTTTCCTCCTAAATTTGTTCGTTTTTTAGGTTATACAATATATAACGCAAAAAAATATACTGGGCAAACAGATTGGGATTTAGCACGAGCTCATTACAATTATGCTCAGCAAATACCAGAGACTATTGAAACCTTTATAAGTGAAGATGTAAGAGAACATTTATCTTCTGATATGGTACACAACCCAATTGGAGGAATGGCAGTGATGCACTCCCATAATACACAACCTAATATGGCTCAAAAATATAAACATCCAATATGGGAGATTCCAGATTTGGATAATCTAGAATCGATTGATCGTGGAACAATTAGAGGCAATATAAAAATGTATACTTCAACTAAAGAAAAGTATGAAGAGTTTGCTAAGTCATTTCTTGAAAGAATTCGAACCTTGGATCAATAAATTATGGATAATTTTTTCGAACTGAAAGAATCGTATTTAAACAGAAAGTTTGAATACGAACAATTTTTGGCAAGTGTGCTTACTTTTTTTCAGAAGAATCCCAAGTTAAATAATTCAACATTTCCAATTATTCATTCGTTAAAAACAAGAATGAAAGATCCATCTCATTTAGAAGATAAAATAAAACGTAAAGAGAAAGAAGGTATTCATATTACAAAAGATAATTTATTTCATGAAATAACTGATTTTGCAGGTATTCGAGTTTTACATATATATCAAGATCAATTTCTTCCAATACATCAGTCTATTGAAGAAAATGTAGCACAAGGGAATTGGGCTTTTGTAGAACCTCCTAAGGCTTATTCTTGGGATCCAGAAAGTCAAAAAATATATGAGGATTTGAATATTATACCTGAAATTAAACCAACATATTATACTAGTGTTCATTATGTAGTTAAACCTAATAATCAGAATAAAAATCCTATTTGTTGCGAAATACAAGTAAGAACACTTTTTGAGGAGGCATGGGGAGAAATTAGCCATTACATTAATTATCCTCATCCAACAAAAAGTAAATCATGTAATGAACAATTACGGGTTTTAGCGAAATTAGTATCTACAGGAACAAGATTAGCAGATTCTATATTTCATACGTATGAAGATTTTGAAGATACTTGAAGAGAGACAAGTGGCTCTGGGAGTTTTAATGCTGATTCTGGACAATAGATTTTATTTGATAGTTCAAAGCTTTTATGCGAATCTTTAAAATTGTTGAATACGGCATCTGATAAAACTCCTATAGATAGGCTTGTGAGTTATATTTTGGGCATCAAATCAAAAAAGTTACATGTATCTCCAATAAATAAAGAAGACATTGATTTATATATCCAAATAATATCAGATTGTACGTCAGAAAAGAAAACAGAACTTTTGAAGTATGTAATGTCTTTACCTGTAAGTAAAGAAAATGATAACTAATATAAATTGTAGATTATGGGAGATAATTATGACAGATCTGTTCAGCTTCGCTGTATTACATGTGGGGATGACTCTTCTTTTGAACCTAACGAAGACAAAACATATATAAAATGTATGCGTTGTGGTCGAGAGTATTTCGGAGGTTATGATGAGCTTGTCGAATTGAACCAAGAAGCCATCAATAACGAATTGGAGAATATGAAAAATGAGGCTTGGGCGAATTTTAAAGCAGATATAAATAGAATGTTTAAAGATGCTTTTAAAGGTAATAAATCAATTAGATTGAAGTGATTTTGGATAATACTTTGGTTAGTAGTGTTTTTGTTTTTGATATAAAGGATAGGCTTTTTTTAGTATTATCAATGCTGCATGCATTTAATAGATGCAACTCAAAAGCTATGTTGTTAAGTTCTTGATGGTATTGAGGTATAATATTAATTTGTGAACCAGCCAATGCCGCTTCTAGATAATCAACAGGAGAAGATGGCTCATATCCAGCTTCAGAACAGTTGAATTCTAAATTGTATATAGTTTTTCCATTGCATTCAATTGTATGATGCATTTTCCCTGTCTTTTTATCAAACGATTTCGTTATGTGATATTCAATTGTTTTCATCGAATTGCATTTTCTTAAAATATAAAGTAAAAATGAATGATATCTTAGAAAATATAGATTGGTTTATAACCCTGTTTACTTTTATTGGAGGTATTTATATGTATGTGAGTCATACTCGTAGGTTAAATAATCAACAAAAAAAATTGAATGCTCAGCAAGAGCAGCTTAATGATCAACAAACAAAGCTAAATGAATACCAACTTCAAAAAAGCAAAGAAGAGGAGTTAGAAAAAAAGCAGGCATTAATAGAGGCTTATGTTTTTAAGACTATGGATAGAAGAGGTAATTCTGCGTGGAGAATGAAGATATATAATAAGGGAAAAGCGAAAGCATCGAATATAAATTTCGAATCGGAGTCATTAGAAATGGATAATTCTATAAATCTATTGATTGCTGATAATACGTTGCCTATTCCAAGTTTACTTCCTCAGGGAAGTGTTGAGTTTGCTGTTATTTTGTGTACAGGGCACAAGCTATCACATAGGTTTAAATTCACCTGGGAAGATGAGTCGGGGATAGATCGATCGCAGGAACAAGATGTAATATTTCAATAATATAAAGATAGTATCACAAACTTTAAATCATAAGGAATGGAAGAAGTTGAAAATAATAAAAATAGTATATTTGAAAGGGAGCCTATACATATAAATAATGTTATGAAAAAAGCTCTTGAATATCTTGAATATGTTTCAAATAAAAAGGATGGTATTGGTGGAATAGCTTCTGGGTTTAGTTCAATAGATGAAATTACCCAAGGTTGGCAAAATGGTAATCTTATAGTAATTGGAGCTCGGCCTGCAATGGGGAAAACATCTTTTCTTTTGTCCATGATGTTAAATATGGTTTTAGATCAGAGTATGCCTATTCCTGTTGCTTTGTTTTCTCTTGAAATGAGTGATGCTCAAGTTACAAGTTGTCTTATTTCGAATTTATGTGAAATACCTAATCAGAAAATCAGAAATGGACATATGGAACCATATGAATGGGAAACGATGGATTCTGAAATTAAAAAATTGCATAATGCCCCTATTTATATTGATGATACCCCACGTTTAGATATTTATCAATTTTGCGAAAAGGCAAAGCGCTTGGTAAGAGAGAATGGTGTAAAAATTTTATTTTTGGACTATTTGCAACTGTTAATTGTTAATGATAAATATTATGATAATAGATATTTAGAGTTAAATTATATAACGAGGCGCTTAAAGGCATTAGCTAGAGAATTAGATATTCCAATAATAGTTGCGTCACAATTAAATAGAAATATCGAAGATAAATCACGATATGGGGCAGAAGGTAAGAGACCTCAATTGACGGACCTGCGTGATAGTGGGACTATTTGTGATGATGCAGATGTTGTATGTTTTATTCATCGTCCTGAGTACTATAAGATAACAGAAGATGAACGTGGAAATTCTTTGATAGGATTGGCTGAGTTTATTGTTGCAAAACAGCGTATGGGAGGGACGGGAGATGTTCGATTAAAATTTGAGGGAGCGTTTTCTAAGTTTAGTGAAATAGAAAAGACTAAATTGGATTTTGGCATAGAAGGTCTTCGTTCTATTGTAGATACAGGAGAAGTTCCTTTTTGATAATACAAATAATATATGATTTTTTTAATCATGGAGGTTTCACAGCTCAGGAAGAACTTCTTCGAGCCAACCTTGAAAAGTTGAACTTAGAGCTCCTTAAGCTATCAAAAGATATAGAGCCGTCAAGATTGAAAACAGTAAGCACAATAACTGCGATCGCAGGTAATATTGTTACGGCGTTGGGGTTGTTTAAATAATAATATTGAAAGTATGAGACTAATAGATATAAAACAATGTATTAATATTGCATTTGATAATTTGGATTTCAAAGTAAGTGATTTAGGAAATGGTAATTGCCGGTTGCTTGGAGTCCAGGAGTTTAGAACTGTCTTGATACAATTGTATAACGCTGAATTCATTAAAAAAGAAGATTTTCAATTTTATGATGATGTTGTCAATACAATTAAATCAGATAAGCTGACTTATTCTAATAATTATCTTAGTTATATAGCTGATTATATAACGAAGATTAAGTTTACGGTTGAAATACTTCATAACTGGATAAATGAGTATTTACCGGAAACGGAAGATGAAAAAACAATTAATATAAAATTACCTCAAATCGAAAATTTGGAAAGATTAGCAGAAGTTAGTTCTTTGTTAGAGAAATCATTATCGGTAATTGTATATGAGAATGGAGGAGATCCTATAAAAGTGAAACAAATTGACCATGGTTCATTTTGGGTTATAATATCAGTTTGTAGTGTTCAAATAGTTAAAGCAATAGCAAAAGCTGCCAATTTTGCAGTGGAATTGGCTCAGAAAATAGTTGAATTAAAAAAGTCGATAGCATTGTTAGATAAAATGAATATTGAAAATCAAGCTATGGGTAACCTCTTGAAGTTGCAGGAATGTGCTATTGATAAATTGATTCAAGAAAAAGCAATGAATATGAATTCTGAGTTACCAGAAAGTCCTGATTCTAATGAGAGAGTAAAAAGGTTGGAAAAATCAATAAAAGAATTAGTAAATTTAATTACTGATGGAACTGAATTTCATGCAGCATTAACTGCTTCGTCTGAAATTGTTAATGAATTTCCAGATTTCAAAAAAATAGATTATTTAAAAAATAGCGTAGGAGTCCTGTCAGAAAATAAAGATACAAAAGACGAAGTAGAACAAAATTGATAAAATCATAATTGGACAGAATATAAGTATCAATAAGATTGTGATCTCTTTTAAAGCTATACCTAGTCTATTAAAAAGTAGGTTGGTATTTATTAGTAATATTTTTAATATAAGAAATACACCGATACCTGTTTTTTTGACTATATGAGCAGTTACAATTACTTTGATTAGATACTGTTTGATCATAATGCTTTTATTCTAAAATATAAATCATATGGAAGATAAAGACAAAATCATCGCTACTCTCCGGAAGCAGTTAAAGGATGCTGTTAGCCGGTGTAATGCTCTGGAGCTGGAAAACGCTCTATTGTTATACCAACTTGAAAAGACAGAAGAGATATGTCCCGTATCACGTTAA